ATTCGAAATCGGTGACATAAAAAGTCATTAGTGGCGCACTAGGCATTCTACTTGCTGAATTTTTTTGTAGCATATGTTGTGCTTGTCTATCAGAATCACCATATCTAATAGGAACTCGCAGTAATGTAACATTACCACATTCGTCGCGGCTGTATTCAACATTAAAATTACTAAACATTCTAGTAAATTGTAAAAGAAATCGTCTTATTTGTTCATCGTAGTGAAAATCTGCCATATATTACCTTCAATTATCTGCACTTATTGTCAACAGATCGCTTAGTCCCTGTTTAGAATTAATATCACCGCGATCTGTTGTTGCAATAGTATCATTGTTATTTACGAATCTGCTTCGTTGTGTATTACCATTTAAGTAAATGTCGCTTCTTACACCATCTTCTATCTTAATCCAACGAGTACCGTTGTATCTAAATAGTCTATTAGGAAAATAATCCAAACGCAATACATAGTCACCTTCTAACGCATCCAATGGGAATTGTGTTGCTGATGTTACTGGCAAACCATGCGGTGCTAGAGCATCGCCAGTTAAATATCCTTTCACTACGCCATTCGATAGTGGTGATATTAAACTTCTATCTACGCTTATTATACCGGAATCACTAGTAACATTAATACTATCTGCAGATATGCCGGTTCCATCTTCTGGTAGGCCATTACTATCGTGAGGAGGGACATAAAATTTACTAACATCATATCCACTCTTAGGTAATTCAGCCTCGGCTTGAGCTATAATTTTGTCATTAATCTCAATGTCTTTGTTGTATTGTGTTAGCAGATCATCTAATGTGCCATTATTGTAGTAGTCGACACGGAAGTAATCTGTATCCGCTGTACGTTGAGTATCATCGGCACTGATATCCGATTTGTTCAGTATGTTATTGTATTCTTGTGCTCCGACTAAAGGGGTAGCTTTAATACGCCATACATGTGGTTGCCAAGTTACACTAAAGCCTTCGCTACCAAAGGAAGCATCTTGAATAACATATAATTTCGGCAATACAGGTGGTGTTGTGCCAACAGGACTTAATGGATGTCTATCTCTAAGGTTAGGAACCTCAATAACATCACCTGACATTAATTTTCTACCGATGATGTCAATCATCTCGTTGTAGTGAAATGTAATAAACAGTGTATCGTTCTGCAAAAATAGTCCAAATTGACTTAAATCAAAGTCAATATCTTGAACATTGTACACACCTCGTATTCTGCTGATGTTTTCTTCGTACGAGCGATTCCTATTCTCTAGTAAGAATAAATCTTCTATAAATAATGGATCTTCTGTACTGTAAGAAGGTTGTGTAGCATCTGTTTGTATTAACCCACCATCTGCTGTAAGCATAGTATTATCTGTTGTACAAGTAGTACTATCAGCGGAATGTGGTGTTGATGCAGTAGGGCCCAGATACTTGTGAATAAAGATATCTAATCCACCCACAGAGTACATTTCTGCTACTACATTGTCTATGTATTGGTAATCGGCGATACAAGCGCCTTGTTGATATAATGAAAGCTTTGGCATAGTTAAAATTTTATGTTATTATGTATTTAGTTGAGATTCAGTTTACAATACCAGTTGACTAAATATCGTTGTTCGATTATATTACACATTATGGCTAAAAGACTTACAATTAACGACAAATATCTAGGACCTGAACCGGTGTGGGTAGAACAACCCACTGATGAAGATCGGTTGAGTGCAGTTTCACATGCGTTTAGCTGGTATAATTATTTTAATAGTCACAAAGATGCGAAGATAATGATTGTTGCCTTTTTAATTAAAAATAAACGGAACAAAGAAGCCAAGTTAATCAAAAAAGTGCCAGATGGTAAAATTAAGACACCATATGCTTGGATGACAAAAATGATATTAAATGGGTTTGAATTAAATGAAGTAGAAGAAGCAAACTTGGAAAAAGAATTCGACCGTCTAAAGGATATTGCTAGCAAAAGTAAAGAAATACCAGAAGAGAAAAAGCCTAAACATAATGTTCAAGATATAATGAAAGAAAAAGCCCTCGAAGTAGGCGGCGAACTAGAAGGAATGTTAGACGATCTAATAGCAGATGGTGTCCCACATAAACATAAACTAACGCCTATCAACCTATTAAAAGCGTCAACTATGTTGCCACAACATGTTCCTATGCTAGTAGAAATATGGGAATCCAGCAAAGATACATACATAGAAATTCAACGAGGCAATGATAAGGAGCTAGTGGAAGCTTATAGTCATTTTAGTAAAATACAAATTCGCAACTTAATTAAGTTCTGCGATTTAGTAATTAGCAATTTGCATAGTTATGTGGTATACAAAAAATCTATTAGAGTTAAACGCAAGAAGAACCCAATCTCAGTAGAGCGTTTAGTAATGAAGTTAAAATACCAAAAAAAGTCAGAAGAGCTTAACCTTACTAGCATTAAGCCATGTAAAATTCCTGGTTCTAAAGAGATGTATGTATACGATACTAGAAAGCGTAAACTACATTATTATGTTGAGGATCCACACGCAGATGGTTTAAGTGTTAAAAATAACGCTATTGTCGGTTTTGATGTTGTTAATTCTTTGTGTAAAACACTACGCGATCCAGTAAAACAAGTTAACCAGCTTATGAAAGCTAGTGTGCTAAATGCTAGAAAATTTTATAAAAATATTAAGACAGTTGATATTAAATTGTCTGGTCGTTTCGACAAGAGTTTTGTTATCCTACGAGTCCACTAAATATATATATGAAAAAAATATTAAAGTGGGTGTAGTTTTACTCAGTGCCGTAGAAACGATCACTGCCGTCCACATGATTATAAGTTTTGGGTTAAACATTGGGTAGATTACTTATTCCCACATAACAAGTACTCTGTCCTTAATTTAGGGAGTGTGTCGCTGGTAATCGATATATAGCATCGTCGATATTATCAAATATAGATCTAAATAATAAACCTGACTATGTTTTTATATTATGGAGTGGAGTTAGACGTATAGATATTCCAATTCCACCTAGTTCAACGACCGAATTATTGCGTGACTATCTGTATAATGCGTCGGAAAACGAATGCAATAATGTCAATTACTTTTTTACAGGTGGCAACCATAACCTTCCTCCTGTGAAAAATTTTATCGAACAAGGTGCATCTGAAATTTTTCAGGATATAGCTGATATGTATTACTCAGATACAGATGATAAACTTTGTAATCAGCTAAGTCTAGAAAGCATCAGTTCGGTAACTAATTTTTTGGATAATCACAAAATTAAATATAATTTTTCGTTTATATATAATCCGTTGTCTAAAGGAATCGCCGATGATGAACCGAGTCTTGGTTTAATTGACAAGACAAACGCATATTATCAGCATATAAATTGGGACAACTATATAAATTTCACCCCATTTGAATATGGTTTAAAACACGATTTTATATATGATGGTATGCATTTAACAGTAGACGGGATGTGTCAGTGGGCAGAAGAAATAAAGAAATATATCCCTGATAGTATTATTAATTAAATCAAATCAATAAATACAACATATGACAACTCTAGCATCATTAAAACAAAGTATATTCGATTATGCCGCGTTCCGTCTCGGGTCGGGTATGGTCGGTGTCGAATTAGATCCAGCGCATTACGAAACAGCATACGAACAAGCATTGGGTGTTTACAGACAACGATCGCAGAATGCTACAGAAGAGAGTTATGTATTTGTTACATTGGAAGACTCTGTAAATGAATACACTCTTCCTAATGAAGTAACTCATGTGAGACAGGTCTTTAGGCGTACATTAGGTGGAATGGGCGGCCAAGGCGGTGCTACTGGGTTTGATCCTTTTGGTTCGGCGGCATTAAATGTGTATCTTCTTAATTTTGCATATAGTGGTGGTTTAGCTACATACGAATTATATACAGGCTTTTTAGAATTAGCGCAACGTATGTTCGGTGGGCATATGAATTATACATTTAATTCAGTAACAAAAAAGTTAAGGATTGTACGAAATCCAAAAGCATCTGGTAGTACTAGTTTTGCAGGATTAGGATCTCCAACATTTACTATAGGCGATCAATTTGCTATTAGTGCAAGTATTAAAACTGTAATACATGCTGGTAATTCTGTAGATTTTTCAAACTTAAAAGGTACTATTACTGGTGCAACACGGACTAGCCCAGTATCAATTACGAGCCCAGCGCATGGATTAGTCACTGGAGATCAAATTCTCATCTCTTGTGTTAATGGAATGTCAGAACTCAACAATGATACAACTCTTAACACATTAATAACAGTAACAGTTACAGGAGCTAATACACTTACATTAGATGGCATTGATGGTACTGGTTTTACAGCGTATACATCAGGTGGCGAGTGGATATCTTATTTAAGGACAGTTACTATTGGTGGTACTGGCACAGCCGCTGATTTTGTGACCGCAGTAACATCAGCAGGTATTCCTGGCATTAGTGCTACGGTCACGGGCGGTTCGGTTAGATTAACACATACCGACAGCGGTGTTATTAGGCTTAAAAACGTCACAGGGACGCCAATAGATGATGCTGGATTTACCGCAGGGACGCAAGGTATACGAATTGGTGTTGATAATGATATCTTTTTAAGTAATAACCAAGAAGATATTATGTTGTGGACATATAACATGAAACCAGAAGTAATATTACTGCAAGATTCACAAATTGGACAGTGGATTAAAGAATATACATATGCAGTAGCTAAACAAATGGTGGGTGAAGCTCGTGAAAAATTTGCTACTATTGCTGGTCCACAAGGTGGTTCATCGCTAAATGGTGCTCAGATTAAAGCAGAAGCACAAGCCGAAATGGATAGACTCCACGAAGATCTTCGTAATTACATTGATGGTTCTCAGCCATTATACTGGATTATAGGTTAAATACTTCTTGACATTGTAAATTCTTTGTGCTATGTTTATACAGCGTAATGGGGTTAGAATCAAAAGACAAAATAAAGGTTCCTAGCTCGAATACTGTATACCAATATAAAAAGAAATTAGAAGAAACTTATAATCACGAGAACTTATTAGAATGTCAAATGACCTTATGCTGGATATAGAAACATTGGGTACTACACCTGAT